GGGCGCTTTCATGTTCATTTGGCCGCGCCTGTCGCGGCCTTGTGCTTTCTGGAGTTTTAAATGGCCGCATCTAGTTTCTTTCACGGCGTTACCGTAACGAACGTCGACTCCGGCGCGCGCAACATCGCGTTGCCTTCCTCTTCGATCATCGGTTTGGTCGACACCTTCACCGAGGGCGCGAACGCCACGGCCAAGGCTGGCGACCTGATGCTGATCACCAACGATCGCGAGGCGATTGCCGCCTTCGGTCCTGATTCGGCCATGACCAAGTCTTGCCTGGCGATCTTTACCCGCGCCAAAGCGGTGATCGTCGCCAGTGGCGTGGCCAAGGCCGTCGACGCGGCGGCGCAGACGTCCTCGATCATTGGCGGCGTCCAGGTCGGTGGCAAGCGTACCGGCCTGCAGGCGCTGCTCGATGGCAAGAGCCGGTTCAACGCGCAGCCGCGGCTGATCATCGCGCCCAAGCACAGCGCTACCCAAGCGGTGGCCACCGCGATCGATGCACTGGCCGGCAAGCTGCGCGCGATCGGCATCATCGACGGGCCAGGCACGACCGACGAAGCGGCCACCACCTACGCCGGCCTCTTTGGCTCCAAGCGCCTGTTCATGGTCGACCCGGGCGTGCAGGTGTGGGACACCGTGACCAGCACGACCGTGGATGCGCCGGCGTCGGCCTGGGCGGCGGGTCTGTTTGCCTACACCGACAGCGAATACGGCTTTTGGGCCTCGCCGTCGAACAAGGAGTTTGTCGGCATCACCGGCACCACGCGCGCTATCGAGTACCTGGACGGCGACGAGAGCTGCCGGGCCAACCTGCTCAATAACGCCAAGATCGCGACCATCATTCGTGATGACGGTTTCCGCCTGTGGGGCAACCGTACCCTGTCGAGCGATGAAAAATGGAAGTTTGTCACCCGCGTGCGCACCATGGATATCGTCATGGACGCCATCCTCTACGGGCACAAGTGGGCGGTCGACCGGGCGATTACCTCGACCTACATCCGCGACGTCACCGAGGGCCTGCAGGCCTTTATGCGCGACCTGAAAGCCCAGGGCGCAATCATCAACTTTGAGGTCTACGCCGATCCCGCGCTTAACACGGCCAGCCAGCTGGAGCAGGGCAAGGTGTATTGGAACATTCGTTTTACCGACGTTCCGCCGGCTGAAAACCCGAATTTCCGTATCGAAGTCACCAATCAATGGCTGACCGAAGTCCTCGATCAAGTCGCCTAAGGAGCGCTTAACCCATGGCAATGATTCCCGAAACACTGGCAAACCTTAACTTGTTCGTCGACGGCATGAGCTTTCAAGGTGACGTGCCCAGCCTGACCCTGCCCAAGCTCACGCTCAAGACCGAAGAGCACCGCGCCGGCGGCATGGATATGCCGATCGAGCTGGATATGGGCATGGAAAAAATGGAGTCCAACTTCACCACCACCGGTGCGCGCAAGGAGTCGTTGAAGTTCTTCGGCCTGGCCGACGGTAACGCCTTCAACGGCACTTTCCGTGGTTCCTTCAAGGGGCAGAAGGGGGAAACCAAGGCGGTCGTGGTCACCCAGCGCGGCACGATGAAAGAGGTCGACATGGGCGATTGGAAGGCTGGCGACAAGGCTGAAATCAAGCACGCCGTTGCCCTGACTTATTACAAGCTCGAAGTCGGCGGCGAAGTGATCTACGAGATCGACCCGGCGGGCATGAAGCGCGTGATTAACGGCGTCGACCAGCTGGCCAGCCAGCGCCGCGACCTCGGCCTGTAACCCCCAACCCTTTCGCACACCTTTTCGAATCAAGGACACCATCGCATGAGCAAGCCACTACCGAAGTACATCAAGCTGGACTCTGACCGCGTGACCGTCACCCTGACCAAGCCGACCGAGCTGAACGGCGTCACCCAGGACCAAATCACCCTGCGCGCGCCGACCGTGCGCGATATCCGCAACGCTTCGAAGGTCGCCGATGGCGACGAGGAGGAGCGCGAGCTGAACCTGTTTGCCTCGCTGGCCGAGGTCGGCGTGAAGGATCTGGACGGCCTCGCTTACAAGGACTACAGCCGCCTGCAGAGCGGCTATTTTCGCCTGGTGCAAGAAGACTGACTTTAATCCAGACACGCAAAAACGTGCGGCCAAACGGCTGGCGGCCGAGCTGAATTTCTCGGCCGCTGAAATCTTGACCATGTCCTATACAGACATGGTCTGGTGGCTCACGGATTGAGCCGGCAAGGGGGTAGGCAATGGCTCTAAAGCCTTTGATGCTGGTCATTGGTGGTGCCGTCGCTTCGTCGGTCGGCTCCGCATTCAAGACGGTTGAAAGCGGCATTCAGAAGCTGGAGGCCAAAGGCAACAAGGCCAAGGTGCTGAAAAGCACCATTGGCGAAACCATCAAGCTACGCGAGGAATGGAAGCGTGCGCACGACAGCGGGGCCGCCTCGGCTGGCGGCCTGCTGAGCAAGCTCAATACCAACCTTGACGCGCTGCGCAAGCAAGGGGTCGAGGTTGGCCGCCTGGGGCGTGAGTATCAACGCTTAGGCCGCGAGGCCAAGGCCGCCGATCTGCAGTTAAAGGGTCACCAGCAACTGCAGGCCGGCAAGTCTTCGCTCAAGTCGAACATTGGCGCCGCAGTCGTCGGCGCCGGCCTGACGGCAGTTCCCACCAAGATCAGCGCGACCTATCAGGCGATCATTCGTGACATCGCGATCAAGGCGGACATTGCCAACAAGCCGGAGGAAGCCCAGCTAACCCGGACGGTGATCGACACGTCGAAAGACACGGGCATGTCGCGCAATGACGTGGCGGATCTGGTCAACCAGCTGGTCGGTGCCGGCATGGAGCTGGACAAGGCCATGTCCTACGCGCCGACGGCGGCCAAGTTCGCCATCGGCCAAGGGGCGTCGGGCGTCGACACGGCCAGCATGATCATGGCGCTGCAGCAAAACGCCAAGATCAACGACCCGCGTGTCATGCAGCAGGCCCTGGAGGCGATCGCCTTCCAAGGCCAGGCGGGCAGCTTTGAGGCCAGTGACATGGCCAAGTGGTTCCCACAACTGCTCGCGTCGATGGAGAAGAACGGCAGCACCGGCATGGATGCGGTCACGTCCCTGGGCGCGATGCTGCAAGTGCAGATGAAGACGGCCGGCAGTTCGGACGAGGCGGCCAACAACCTCAAGAACTGGATGGAGAAAATCGGTTCCGGCGATGTGGTCAAGGCCTACAAAGACGCCGGCATCGACTATCAAGGCTCGCTCAATACCGGCATTCAGAAGGGCATGAGCGCGCTGGAGTCGTCCATGGCCCTGGCGTTGAAATACGTCGAGGCGACCGACCCGGCCAAGGCGCAAAAGATCAAGGATGCCCAGGCCGGCATCGACAAGGAAGTTGACCCGGAGAAAGCCAAGGCCGCGCTCGATGCCCTGGAGAAGACCCTGCGCACCGGCGATATCTTCGCTGACATGCAAGTCAAGGCCGCGCTCACGGCCTACGCGCAGAACCGGGGGCTGTACAACGAGCTGAAAGCCGATTCGCAGAAGGCGAGCGGGATTCTCGACAAGAACCTGGCCGAGCGGCGCGAGACGTCGGCGCAGCATTGGTCGGAGCTGGGCCAGGCGGTGGACGACTCGATGCGCAGCATCGGCGATGCCATTCGCCCGGCGACGGATGCAGCGGCCCAGGGCCTGACCTGGGTGGCCCGTGGTCTGACCTCGCTATCGGACAACGCGCAGCCGGTGGTGCTGGGTATGGCCGGCATCGTGGCGGCGGTGGGGGCCTTCCTGACCGTTTCCAGCGGGGTGAAAATCGGCCGTGGGGTGGTCAACATTGCGCGCGGTCGCGGCCTGGAGCGGTTCGCCGGGCGTAACGACGGTGCGGCGCTCGATCTGCCCAAGACCGGCAACAAGGTGGTCGATACCGGCATTGGCGTGTTGGGCAAGGTGTTTGGCGCCTCGACCGGTCCAGCGCCTGCCAATGAGTCAGGGGCAGGCGGTAACGACCTGCAGCGCGTGTTTGTGGTCAATGCCGATGCCTTCGGTGGGATTGGCTCAAGCGTTGCCAATAGAGCCCCTGCAGAGCCTGCTAAGGGCAGCCGGAGAAGTCGCCAGCGTGCGCGGCGGCGCGCGGGTGCGGTGGGTGCCACGGTTCGGCCAACGCCGGTCGAGGCACCGAGAACGCCTGCAGCCAAGCCCAGGATGTTTGCTGCAGCGTCGTCGGCGTTGGTCAGCACTGACCTGGGCAAGGTGGCGCGCTCGCTTCGCGGCGTGACAGGGCTCGCCAAGCGTCTGCCCGGTGGCAGTTTCATGGATGCCGGCGCAACCGCGCTTGATGTGGCGGTGAACGCCAAGACCCAAGACGAAAAGGCCGAGGGTTACGGTGCGGCCGGCGGCAGTCTGGCGGGTACGCTCGCGGGGGCTGCAGCTGGGGCCGCCATTGGTTCGGTCGTGCCGGTGATCGGTACGGCGGTGGGTGGTGCCGTGGGCGCTGTCCTGGGCGGCTTGGGAGGCGAATCACTCGGCGGCTGGCTGGGTAAGAAGCTGTTCGGGGAGGATCAATCCGAAGGGGAGGCCAAGGCGGAAGCGGCGCCGGCGCCTGCCGACACGTTACGCGTAACGCTGGCCCCCTCTCCGGAAGCAACGTCGGCGATCGGGGACGCCTTGCGTGTCACGGCCGCACCGTCTGCGCCTGAGGCGGTCAAGGCGCCGCTGGCGACACCTGTAGCGATCGACAACCGGGCACCGTTGCCGGCGGCCGATCCGCTGCCGGCAGCGCCGCCGGCCCCTGCCCTGGGCGATGCCGTGCGTGACCTGGCCAAGGCCACCACGCCGGCACCTGC